ATGCCTGCTGATGAGGACTATTGGGTTCCAATCAGACCAAATACCAACACTCGCGTTGAAACGCTGCCTGGTGCTCAGAATTTAGGCGAAATAGATGATGCCGTTTATTTTAGAAATAAACTTTATACAGCATTGCATTTTCCTAAAAATTATCTGGACCAAGAAGACCCAGGTGCGACACGCATAACTTTATCTGCACAAGATGTTAAATTCGCCCGAACAATCGAAAGATTACAAGCACCACTTGAAGACGGAATGTATGAACTTGCCCGCAGACACCTCAAACTCAGAGGTTTTCCAGATGAAATGTATGAGGACTTGGAAATAAAAATGACCCCGCCCTCTGATTGGAGAGAATTAAGCCGTGCAGAAGTCATCACTAACCGACTTAGTAACGCCAGTAACTTGAAGGGATCGCAGTTAATGGCTGATTATGACATTTATATTGATTGGATGAAATATTCACATGAAGATGCCGTTGAAAAGCTGGCTAGAATTAAAATCCAAAAACTAGAAGACCTTAAACTGCAAATAATGGCCTCTAATCCGCAATTAGTGGGCATTGGTATGCCAGGACAGGGCGAAATGGAAATGGGAACCGAGCCTGGTGGACCCAACCCAATGCTTGGTCAACAGCCGCCAGGTGGAGAACAACCCCCAGGTGGAGAACAGCAGCCAGGTGGAGAACAGCAGCCAGGTCAGCCTGGACAGGAAGGAGGAGAGGCCCAAGCAGCATTAGGTGGACCACCTCAAGAACAGGAACCAAGTCCGCAATTAACGCAAAAAGGCAACGCAGCCGCAATTTCTGATCCTACGGATGATGATATTAAGAAATATGATCTTGAAATTCAGGATTATGAATCCGAGCAAGATGTGGAAGATGTTGATTATAGCGAAGTTTAAGTAAATATAAAAAAAACGCCCAATTTGGGCGTTTTTTTTTACATTTTTCATTCTAGTCCTGGGTTTTCGTGATCCACAGGGGATGGGACCACCTCATCTTGTCCCATTGAAGTATCTTTGGAGTTAGATTTGCGAACATTTCCAAGACCGCCATCTAATTCATCAAGTTCTCTATTTATTTCTTCGTCGCCCAAACCTCGCAAAAACTTAATTATTGAATCTTTATGACCCTTCTTCACACCAAGTTCGACTGCGGCATTAAGCAGGTTGGGCTGTTCATCATTAGCAATGCGAGGCCCATCATCTTGCTCGACACTTTCTGTTATTTCATCTTGTTGTTTGGCGTAATCCCTAAATGAATTCATAACTTACCTCAGTTTTTTACCTCTGCTGCATACTATATGTATAGGCATCGTTTTATAATTGTGGGTAGCCTTCTTATTATAAAAATAATAGCCCTCAATAATATATACAAGAAACAATGACAAGTCCGGCTGAGGAGTGCAAATTATGAAGAGATCACTCATTGATTACGACGTTTTGAAAAAGATGGAAAGTAATTCTCTATCTTCCGCGCAGTTCGAGCTTGAGGAAGCTACCGATCTGCTCACTGAGGCTTTGGATGCGGATTTCCTAGAGCTTCATTGTTATGGCGACGAATCAGTATTATATGAGACATTAGATGGCACCTACATCCATGCAAATTATAAAGTCGAAGGCGGGAACTTGACATTTGAAAATGTTCAGGAACTTGTTGTGGATGAGGATACCGAAAAAGCAGAAGCCAAAAAGCTTCTAGGCACGTTATTAGATTCCATTCTTGAAGATGAAGAAGCTAAAGCGGGCAGAGCCTTTGAACAATACCTAGCACTTCCCAATATTAAACGGGATCTTCTTGAAGGAGAGACCGGAGAGGAAGACGAGGAATTAAACGAAGATGTCAGCCAAAGTCGCGGTGGCTTTAGAATTCGCAAGTCCAAACCTACTAAGCGTGGTTTTGGCAGAGGGAAGAGACAGTCAAGAGCATTAGTCGCAAAGCGAGTTCGTGGGAGAAAAAGGAGTCTTAAAAGAATAAGTCCAGGCTTGAAGCAACGTGCTTCACGAGAGCGCAAAAAGTTTAGACGAGGATTAGGCGGAAATAAAAGAGCACGAGTTGTTGTTCGCTATAACAGGCCAACTGGATTGGCAGCTATGAAAACAGAACAACGTATTGCAGTGTCAAATCTAGTAGAAAACGTAACTGATTACCTTAATTACAAGGAACTTGGTCCCGTATTAAAAAACCTTCTTGTTAAGCATGATGATAAAGGCAATGTCATTGCTCTTCGTGTTCCCACTACTGAAGCCAGAAATCAATCAAGACTACTGAGCTTTAAGTGGAATGTTTTAGATCACGAATCCAAAATCATGCGTAGCGCTAGTAAGAGTCTTGGTGAAAATCAAGATTTTTGTAAAGCAGTAGCTGAATTAAAGCGCAATAACGCATTATCAGACAATGATGCAATGACTGACAATTTAGAAGCCATTGCCACTAACTGGCCTGATGTTATCTATCTTACACATGCTGAGTTATCTGAAGTTGTATCAACAGCCTTAAAGACTGCTGGCGTAACTAATTGGGATGACGAAATAGCCGCATTTCTTGCAGAAGGCATATTAAGAAAGATTCATTCTTCTTACACAGATCGCGTTGACAAGATTCTTAAACTTGCCGGTGTGAGTGCGGAAACTAAAGACGAAGAAGATGCTTTTGAAAAATTCCAAGAAGTAGTTGAAAGGTTCTATCCAACCCTAGATGAGAGTGTTGTTAGCGAAATGCAGGTCTTTGTTGATCTCTATAACAGTGTTCGCGACATTCACGAAATAGCTGCTCGTGCTGGTGACGAAATTGTTGCAGAAGAAGCAACTGGTTATCTAAGGGATTTACATGCTGTTGTTTCTAAGGACGTGGAAAGTGATTTGACTTTAGCTGAAGAGGTCACTCTTTGGTTAGGCTTGATCATTGAAACCAATCTTGAAACTCAGTCTTGGAACGTCAACAACAAACCCCATATGACTGTTAGTGGCGATCATCCTGATATGGCTCAAAAAGCCGGCAAAAGTTACAGCCCACGAGCAGACGGAACAGGAGATTGGGGTGACAAAGCTCCCGTCAGTGATGGCAAGAGTTATAGAGGTGGTTTAGCTGATGAAATGAGAAACCGAAGTTGGGGCAATATTGGTGGACCAGACACTTACCCGTCTGTTCGTAATCCATACACACCGGAACCTTTTGGTGATTATACCATGAAAGGCGAAAAAGGTGTTGATAAAGCCAACTCTGGATTCTCGCTATATCGTGGCCAAACGTGGCCAGAACTTCAAAATCCATATACACCGGATGCACCGGGACAAGATGGCTGGAAAATGAAGGCTGATAATTTGGTAATCGATAAATAAGGAGCAGTTTATGGAACGCTTGTTAGAAGACGAGCAACATAAACAGTTGCTTGTTGATTGGAGTAATGGCGCTTTTGAGTTGCAACTTGATGAATCTTCCTCTAATGGTCGAATTAAATTCAAGGGAAAATTTCAAGAGGCAGACGTCGTCAACAAAAATAAAAGACGTTATCCTTTTGATGTTCTTGATGAGAATGTTCAAAAGTTAAAGGAGGTTGTGGGCAACCGTGGCCTCATAGGTGAATTAGATCATCCAACTGATTCTATTATTCATTTTGAGAAAGCATCTCACCTTATTACTAAACTATGGTGGGAAGGAAATGTATTGATGGGTGAAGGAGAAATCCTTAATACACCTCACGGAAAAGTTTTGAAAAGCCTAATCAATGATGGTGTCAGAATCGGCATTAGTAGTCGCGGTGTTGGAAGCGGCAAAGCTGATGAAAACGGTGTTTTGGTTATTAGTGATGGGTATAAACTTATTACTTTTGACGCAGTAGCGGACCCAAGCACTTTTGAGGCATTCCAAGAAAAGGTGGTAGGACGTAAGCGTGAGAACGTCCAATCACAACAACAGCCTAAAAATGAAGACGAGAGCATACATACAATTAACGCCGATGCTCTCAAAGCCTTATTAGGCGGTATAGTTCGGGAACACACTGACGAAATTAAAGCGAGGTTAAGCTAAATGGATAAGGTCATTGAAGCTCTTAAAAAACTGCTCCCCGAAGATCAGGTAAAGGACGTTACGGAAGCCGTACAAAGCACACTTGAAGAAGCTAAAGTTGAACTTGAAAAAGAGTACAACGAAAAACTGGAAGAGGCTTACTCCGAGCTTTATCGTGAAAAACAGGAAGCAGAAACCGTAGCAGAGAGCGGCTACGAACAAGCACATGGTATTATCGAAGACTTACGATTGAGACTTGAAACTCAACGCGAAGAATTTTCTTCTACCTTAGAGGAAAATTATGAAGAAGCATATCAAATGCTAATCACTGAGCGTGACAAGAATAAAAATATCGAAGTCGGAATGTATGAAGAATACGATGGCAAACTTGCTGAGATGAAGGAGTACATGGTTGATAAAGTTGATCAATTCCTTCACTACAAAGGCAAGGAAATCTATGAACAGGCACGACGGGATATCATCAACGACCCGCGCATGGCCGAGCATCGCGTTGCATTAGATAAAATTGTTGACGTAGTAGCTAGTTATGTGTCTGACGAAAATTGTTCAATTGCTACTACTACAAAGCTAGAAGAAGCAGAACGAAGCGTTGATGCGGTCAAAGGCCAAGTCAAGATTCTTGAAGCCAAGAATATTAGATTGTCTGTTGACAATAAAAAATTAAATGAAGCTGTAATAGAAGCCAAAACTCTGATTTATGAATACGCAGAATCTGAGGAAGGTAAGCAGCTTAACGAACAGAAAGAAAGAGCTAAGAAAGCAAAAGGCGCTGAAGGCAAGGGCGAAAAGGTAAATACCGCTAGTCAAAAGACAGTGGTAATACATGAAACTACGGGAGAGGCTGTCCTCGAAGACGATGATAGTGATGACAACTTGTCTGAACAGGTGACGGGTGTGGACTATGAGTCACTCTCGGTACTTGCTGGACTCCGTACACTAGAATAAAAAATTAAAACAATCCTATGCTATAAAAGCGAGGCAATTAAAAAATGGAAACTATTACTGGCAATGCCAAATTCCTAAACGAAGCTAGGGAATTGGAGAAGCGCTGGAAGAAGACTGGATTGTTGGAGAATATTGAGGATCGTTATATCCGCTCTACAACCGCCGTTCTTTTAGAAAATCAGCGTCTTATGAATGAAGTGAGCACTGACACAGGTGATGTTGCTCAGTTCAAGAGAATTTCTATTCCTCTAGTTCGTCGAATTTATCCGCAACTTATTGCAAATAAGCTCGTAAGTGTTCAGCCGCTATTAGGCCCGACTGGTTTAGTTTATTACCTTCGGTTCCGTTATAGCAGCAACAAGGGTGCAACTCGTGGTGCTGATAATAACGCTGGATTCCCTGGCGATGATGTAAACACACTACAACAGTTGGCCTCTGGTGATGGGAACTTAGATATTTTCTATTCTCATCAGTTTGTACAAAACGAAACATCTAGTACAGATCCAGGTGGTGCAGCTTCTGGTCATGTATCTGTTTATGCTCCTCTTGAGCACACTCCGGTACTACCCGGTACTTTGACAGGTACTATCTTTGACGGTTCAACGGCTGTTCAAACATTTGTCGTTGATACTTCTGGTATTTTTGCGTTCACAACGATTGGTGCTCCTGCAATTTTAGTCGCAGGCGGTTCACTTGATGTTAATTCTGGCGAAGTCAACCTAACTTGGAACACTTCTGGTGATCCTGGGGATAATAGTATGGTTGCTTCTTATGAATACAACATGGAATGTAACCAAGACCTCCCAGAAATTAACCTGGTTATCGAAAGCGAAGAAATCGCTGCTAAGACTCGTAAATTAAAGGCCGTTTGGTCATACGAAGCACAGCAAGACCTTCGTTCACAACATAACCTAGATGCAGAGGCTGAATTGACTGCCGTTCTCGCGCAAGAAATCAACCTTGAAATTGACCGCGAAGTTTTGACCGACTTGCGTAACAACGCTGGTACGGTTGCAACCTGGGACTTTAATACCGCACTTGGTGACACGATTAAAGAAAAGTATGAAGCTCTTTACGTCAAAATCGTAGAAGTTTCAAACGTCGTTCACCGTAAGACCCTTCGTGGTGGTTGTAATTGGCTTGTAACCTCTCCTGAAGTTGCATCTATATTTGAAACCGCTACCGCTGGTTTTGCCCCGGCTCCGTCCGAGACATTCACCTCCAGCTTGGGCATTCAATATGTCGGTACTGTTAATAACAGATGGCGATTATACAAAGACCCATTGTTCCCAACGGGACAACTTTTGATGGGTTATAAGGGCGACAGCTATATGGATAGTGGATATTTCTACTGCCCATACGTTCCGCTAACACAGACTCCAGTTGTACTTGATCCTGAGAGCTTCTGCCCTCGGAAGGGTATTCTGACTCGATACGGCAAAAAGTTGCTCCGTGAAGGTGCCAAGTTCTACGCCCGTGTTAGCATCGCTAATTTTGTGATTTGATTTTACACAATTAGATAAATAAAAAGCCGCTGTATCTTTGTGATATGGCGGTTTTTTTTATATCTTCATCTTTATCTCATGGCAAAATTTTGGTATATTTTAAATTATGAAAAATGTAAAAATTATTGACCTGAGCGATGCTAAAAACTATGGCCAGAAAGAACATCTTAATGCTGATATTTTGTTCTTTTCTGATGAGTGGTTAAATCGAAAAGATCAATGTAAAAGTTTCATCAATGCAGCAAATGGCGAATTTACTAATGTAGTTTATGCTCGTAAATGCAAAATCAAAGAAATTAGCAAAGGTGTGGCAAAAGATTTTTTAGAACAATATCATATACAAGGCCCCAACAATCTGTCGCTGATATATTTTGGCATTCTTTTCAAGGAAGAATTGTTAGGGATAATGTCTTTGGGAAGACATAGTAGGCAAATTTCTCAGAATAGGATTGTCTTAGATCGTTTATGCTTCAAGAAAGAAACCATTGTTATCGGAGGCAGCAGCAAACTGTTTAAGGTGTGCATACAATGGAGTAAAAAGTTAAACTATAAAGAGATTATCAGCTTTAGTGATAATCGTTGGACAAAAGGAGATATTTATAAGCAGCTTGGTTTTTCATTGGAAAAACAATATGCCCCAGATTACAGCTATGTAGATATCGCAAATCCTTCTGTTCGCATTTCTAAGCAAAGCCAAAAAAAATCATCTACTAACTGTCCTGCAAATCTTACCGAATATGAATGGTCTAAATTAAGAGGATTAGAGAGAATTTGGGATAAAGGTAAAATACGATGGGTATATTTGCTTGATCCTTCCGCAAAATCATGGAAAGAAAAGTTGTCGGAAAAATGTGCCAAACAACACGCATCAGGCTCATTTAAACACTCGCATATAAGAGGCTATTTTGAATCTGAGAAAAATAACAAAGATATTTATTATAGCTCTTCATACGAATTAAGGTGTATGTATTTGTTAGAACAGGACGAGAACGTAATATCATTTGATCGAGCGATAGCATTTAAGGACTGCGAAAATAGATGGCGAAACCCAGACCTTAAAGTAATTTATTCTAATAAAACGATTATTGTGGAGATTAAACCACAAAAAAGATTAAATGAACCAGAGGTAACAAAACAAATAGAAGCTTCCGCTACATGGGCCAAAAGCAACAACTGGGAATTCGTTGTTTGGACAGAATGTGATGCCAAATTAAAAAATGATCAAGCGATCATTAACTGGTCTAAGAAATACATTAAAGAAACAACAGGTGATGAAAAGTGGATAGAACGACAAAAAAACAATTCAAGAAAAAGAGCTAACAAACACTATCAAACTAAGATTGCTAAAGACAAAATAAATATATTTTGCAAATTCTGTCAAAAAGTTCATAACATCCTCCGTATCTCCTATAACAAAAATCTAACTCATAATGGAAGATACATTTGCGGACAAGAAAATGGATGTTTAGTAGGCAAGAAACCGGGCAAAAAAAAGATAAATCCTTATGCGCATCAAGGTAAAAAACAATGCAATAAGTGCAAAGAAATAAAGTTGTTCAAAGATTTTTCGCCGGATAAAACCAAATCCGATGCTATGTCCACAAGATGCAAAACGTGTCGAGCAGAAATTTATAAAGAAAGATATCGTCTCAACAATGAAAACTCTTAATCTACATGGAATCCGGTATAAAACGGTAAGAAGTTGCTCCGTGAAAAACTAAGCCCGCCTATGGCGGGCTTTTTTTGTGCGCTCACTATCTTAAAGCATGACTATATGCGAAAACATCGGTAAGTTCCAAACAACTGTTAAAGATAGATTCATATTTGGGTACACAGAACGCAAAATAGAACTTAACATTACGTGGATTTCTAGCGGCGTCTACCAAATGGATGCCACACGGATAGATGAAAAGGAAGAAGACGAAAATTCGCACATTCAACCGAAGACGGATTTCAAAATTTCGCTCACCCCTGAATGGATACAAAAGACAGTAGAATTATATCCAGAGGCGGAACGGCGACCAAGGAACGAACTTTATAAGCCTTTCTACGAAGATTTTAGGACAGATCAGGGGATGTTCGACATGGGTTGCGACACGCTCTTTCAAGCCTTTAAAGATCAACTGGAAGAACGTGTGATACTTACAACCTACCACTTTAATTACGGAGTTCCCGCTGGTGTTGTCGAGGTGTTAAATCTCGAATTTGATGAATTCAAACTACTGAAAGAATATCTGGATAACCCAAATGGCCGTGGTTCAGAAATTTTTTATTCAGGAGTCCAATTCTGTTGATATGAAAACTCTTAATCTACACGGAATCCGGTATCATAAGGTTGAAATTATGGTGGAGGATTTTATCCTTTTAAATGAAACCCCTTTGAAAATTATAACTGGTAATAGTGCCGGCATGATTAAACTCGTTAAAAATGTGATAATTAAGTACAAATTAGCAATGGAACCAGAAAGCCACTACAATTTAGGGGCGTATATTATTACTGAAGCTACATAAAAAATAAAATAAAAATTACATAATTATCAGTTAAAATCAAAAGCTATTACTATATATGAATAGCGTTAGTTAGAAAGGAGTGGCTGTGATATGTCTACTTATACTCCCCCGGAACTAATTAAGGACTTCCAAGAAGACCCTTTAATTTCAATTGAAAAGGCAGCAACCCTTCTCAGTGTCTCAAAACAAACTTTAAGAAACTGGGAACATGGCGGTAAACTGCATCCGAGTGAGCGCACGAAAGGCGGTCACCGACGTTATAAGCTAAGTGAGATCAATAATTTGCGAAAGTCGCAAATGGCTCAACTTAGCTTTCTTATTCAGCGCATTAAAGTAGCTGATCTTCTAGCAAAAATAGATGATATTTGCAGGCTATTTGATCCGTTAGAAGACGTAGAAATAGAATGTGTGAAAGACGACTTGAATGGAAAGGTACATTTCAATATTCGTGCTAAGGAAGGCGATTTATCTGTAAGTCAATCTATGAAAATTGTATAGGAGATTTGAATGAAAAATATATGGCTTGAATTAGCAATGGAAAAACGAGGGATACCCCCCAACGATATAGACTATAGTAAAGTAATGGCTGAATTTATCAATCATTTTAAGATAGAAGAATCAAGAAAAGCTGCATTGGCCATCGTATTAGAGAACGAAAAAGCTCTTATTGATAACAGAATATCTGGCAAAATCCGTCAAGACTTCAGTCTTGTGTTTAAAGAATGTGTTATGCCCATAATTGCAAAGGCTTATGGAATCGCCATGACACCTGACCTTGTATCAGTTCAAGCCGCAAAAGGACCATGTGATAATATTTTTTATCGAGGACCAGGCCATGAAAACAAAGTTGAACCTTGTATAACAAGCACAAGAAATTTAAAAATGGTTTTTAATTTTGATAGTATGCAGGATTTAAAGTCAGTTTTTAACATTGATTCTAAAACAGTAATAACAGATTGTTTAGCACAAGAGTTTGCAATTGAATGGGACAGAGAAGTTCTTGTAAACTTGAAAGAACATTGTAAATTCAAATGGAATTTTGGTCGCAAGCATTGGCCTCGCGGGGAGCAGTATAAGGGTTTAGTATATAGCATCTGGGAAATGAGCCGGTACATAGGCGACTACGTTTCCAATTATTACGGTGAAGAGAACGAAGGAAAGAGAGATGGCAATTGGATTGTTATGAATAGTGATTTGGCCGATAAAATATTTCCCAGAGGTGAATACACTAGTCCCGATGTCTGCCCTTACAAACGAGGTGAAATTGATGGAATTACTATCTATTGCGGCGGCGATAGCGACTGTGATTTTCCTCACAATGAAATAACAATGGGTTACAAGGGCAGCATTTTGGAGGCAGGATATTTCTTCATGCCTTATGCAGAAATTATACCAATACGAAAGGGTCAATTACCTGGCCCTCAACAGCGAGCATGGCGTCGTCGTGGCAAAAAGTTAATAAAGAATGGTGCCGGTTTCTATGGTCATATAGATTTTGAGGAAAATTTAAATGAAAAATAAATGGCTTATGTCAGCAACTGAACGGGGAATTATGGATTTCAACAAACACGTTATTGAAGAGTATGAAAAGGTTAAAGATAAGTGGCAAAAAATCAGCGGGCTATTTGACAAAATAGAAGATGGCCCAACAAAAGTAGCGCTGACAATAGCTTTGGAAACTGAAAGGTCGTGGATTGATATTTGTGACAAAGACAAGAACAAAAATAGCTTTCATACAGGAGTTATAAAATACGCCATACCAGTTATTGCCAAAGTATATCAGCTTGCATTAACGCCCCAAATTGTGTCTGTTCAGCCGACATTGCACCCGACTGGTGTGCCAGCCACGGGAGTAGTTGACTTTCGAGGACCAGGCCACACCTTAAAAAGTGAAAACTATATTTGCAAGACAAGCAAAATGAGATTCGGCCCTAATTTCGAGACAATGCAAGATTTAAAAACCGTTAATGGAATTAGTCCCGAACAGGAATTAGTGCATTTATGGGGACAGGAATATGCAACAGAATGGGACAGAGGGGTTTTTACTGATCTGAGGCATATTGCCGGTCATTTGGAAAGGTGGGATGCAAAAGATTTTTCCACTCTTAATGATTGCGTTCAATTATTGCGAATTGCAATTAAAGATATGAGCAAGAAAGTAGGTCAGAATGTTTCTGATTATTATAAAGAAGAAAATGAAGGAAAAAGGGATGGCAATTGGGTCGTCACAAGTGGCAAACTTGCAAAGGAATTATTCCCAAAAGCAGAGCACAGTCAAATGTGGAACAAAGTCTATGTTTCACCAATTGAGGCAGGCAAGATTGACAACATCAAGGTTTATACCGACCCCCTCTTCCCCCGCAATGAAATGGTGATAGGATATAAGGGCAATAATTTAGAGGCAGGATATTTCTTTATGCCTTATATTGAAATGGCAGCAACACCAGTTATGCCCGATATTGATCTTGGTAATTTCTGTCCTCGACATGGTGTGATACGTCGTTATGGCAGAAAACTATTGAGAGAGGGTTCTAATTTCTATGGTCGCATTGTTTTTGATAATTTACCTGAAAAGGAAGAAAAGTGAAAAATGTATGGTTAGACAATAAAAAGGTAATTGAGATTATTGATGGCAAGATCAAAAATTTTGAGGAGTTATTGAAAGATATAGAATGGTTTCATTTTCCCATAGATGAGGCTTGTGTTTGTGGTTCACATAGAATAGGGAACTGCCAGTTGTTGGAAAAAGATGCAGTATGGGGAGTAGATTCTTCACACAATTTTAACGAAGAAACTAAGAAATGGCATGAAAATACTGATCGTCATTACCGTAAATATTATGGATCAGTTCGATTGTTTCAAAAGGCACACTGTCGGTCGAGACGACATAGGATATCCATTTTACCTCTTCCAAAAACTATTTTCAGTGAAGTTATAAGTTGCAAAGACATCATTAAAGACCTTGAGACCGCCCCATTCCCCACCCCATTATTGACATATGTACCATTATTGACATATATAAACAAACTAAACTTGGATTATGGTTATAATCCACATTCTGGCACTCGTATAACCGACTTTAATTCAGCTTTGTTTTAATATGAGTACATATAAGAGTAAAGGATTACAAAGGAGATTCTTATGTTTACTTTTGGCATTCTGCTGATACTAGCTTCACTCTTTTTCCTTGGCAGATATTTTTATCTTAAGAAAAAAGCGGCAAAAGAGCGAAATTTTTTAGTCATTGGAACAACCATATTATTATTGTGGATGTTTCCTGGCATGGCACTGTTCATTCTAGGTGTATTGATACTAATAATATTACTCTGAGAAAGCAATTAAATTAGCCGAGGAATAATCCTCGGCTTTTTTTATATAATTTAGGAGGATGTATGAAAAATGGGGGACACTTGGTCTTTGTATTGCTTGGATTTATCTTTCTTATAGGGCTGGCCATCTTCCTTTCGCGTAAGACTCCCCCTCAACCAGCAGTTCACTATCCGCCAATTTATGTACCGCTCGTTATTGCTAACGAGCCACTATCATTAAAGCTTCCCACAACAAAAGCTCCCATGCGATATTTGGATTACGCTGGAGTGGTTAATTTAATGAAACAATGGCATCAAGAGGCCCCAGAAATTACTGAAATGGGCACCTATGGCAAGAGCAGTCAGGGTGAGGATATTTGGTATTTCAGGCTGCACAATCCTCGTTTATCGGCCCCTAAACCCAAGGTTCTAATAACGGCGTGCATTCACGGAGATGAGAAAATAGCCACCGCAACTGTTTTAGGTTGCATGAGCAATATGCTGGCCAATTACGATAAGGTAGATTTAAGCATGAGGGACGTTTATTTTATACCTATCGTATCACCTGATAGCTATAAAGCGCATAGAAGGCACGTAGACGGCGTTGATCCCAATAGAGACTTCCCACACCCTAGAAACCCTACTAGGCGTTCTGTACCCCCTGTACAGGCTCTCAGAGCATTTTTCTTACAACACGGATTCCAAGCGGCTGCATGTGGACACGCATACGGGCGCGTGTTGATATATCCCAGAGGCCAAAATGAAGCTGACTACCTCAAAATTTGTGGGGCAATGACTAGATTGGCCGGATACAACAATCCTCGCAAATCCAACAACATAGGAACATCAAAAGACTTTTATCACAACAATGGTGCTTTTGGCATAACCTGGGAATTTGGCCGGTCTAAAAAGCCTTCTGAGAGTGCTATTCCAGAAGAAATTAGAAAAGCCTATAAGGCCATGCTGTATTTCATCAAAGAGGCTTCGCTAATCAAGATAGGATAAACTCTACATTCTTTTCCGTTTGTTCCCAGAAGCGGGCTTTGGCTGCTTGAATTTTGTTATGAATTATCTCGCGATCTTGAATCAACAATTCAAACCTGGCCCTCAATCCCTCAAAAATGTTTTCCGAAACATCTACGCCCCAACTTTCCCCTACGTCATCTAAGAACCATTGAAGTTTATTGTGAGACACCAATGAAATGATGGCGTTTCCCAATCCAAATGGGATTAACTGGCCATGGCCCTTCATTCCCACAGTAATTGCTGCTTGCTTATAGCCACTTATTATTTCATTGAATTGCTTGCCATAAAGGGCAAGGGTGGGAAATTTTAATTTCAAATCTTTTTCTATAGGGGTATTATGAATGACTTGTACATCCCATCCTAATTGGGCACAATAATGGCCTAATTTATCAAGGTCTACAAAGACTTCCTTGCCATTAAATCTCATTTTAGGTCTATCGCAACCAGGGTTTATCGCCAAAGTATTGTTTGTTAGCCAGACTGGTTTAATGTCGGTTAATTTATCTAAATGAACGGAAGGACAGGGTTGAAAATCAATTTTGCTTTTTAACTCTGGCTTGAGGTAAGATTGAATCGCACTAATGCTGCCATGGTTTCTGAGACCGACAAATTTAGCCTTTTCAACAACTGCATTGATATGTTCCGTAAAGATAGGCTCAAAGTCTGGCTGATTTCGGAACCGATTGTATCCTACACCGAACAAGACGAGGGGCGTTTTTATTTTATGCAGGAGATGAAGAGGTATGGGCCATTGCCAACCGGAATGAGAGTTTGCTCCGGTATCTCTTAAAAATAACCCCCCGCCGCCAACAATCACAAGATCCGCTTGGTTTATTTCCGTAATGATTTCATCATTACATTCGGTTTGGACATGAAATATTTTCCAGACAATATCTGGAACGTACTGACCAAAAACTGCTCGCAAACACCATGACAAGACGTGATCTCCACAATTGTTTGTAGAGTCTGTGTCAAAGTGAACTATTTTCATTTATCAGAAAGATCACTTCTTAATGCAACTTTTTTAATGCCTAGATCAACCTGTATGCGAATCCAACCATTTTCATCTACGGCCACGGAATCCATGATAAGTTTAATTTTATCTGGATCTATAGAAGCGAGGATTGCTTTGATTTTATCTACAGTTTCAGCATCGAACATGCCAAAAATGTCAAAGAGTCCTTGAGCCGTTACTTCTGGCTCTTTCTTTCTGAACATGGAGCGTAATTTTTTAAAAGTCATCTAATTCTGCCAATGGGGATTTAGGGGATTCTGTTTCTTCGTTTAATTTAGTCAAAACATCTGTTAAGGAGGGGTTCTTGGCTTTACAGGCTTGATGACACGCTTTTGCGCGTTCTAGTAATTTATCTTGAAGGCGAGACAAATACTTGCCAGGCACACCAACTCCACCAACTGAAAAGATTTTCAATGCGTCTCTTTGCAAAGCTCTTCCATAAGAAAAGCTTAACGCCCAAGGAGGATAACGGCCTGCCATTTTATTCATAAGCTTTAGATGTTCAACAGCATTATCATCAGATTGGCCGCCCGAAAGAAAGGCAATGCCAGGAACTGCAACTGGCACATTTCTTCGCAGTGCGATTAGTGTATTGCTCGCAACTACATCAGGATCTACTTGCTCCTTCGCATCATAACCGGGCATCACCATGTTTACTTTTAGAATCATGCTATTCAGGGCTGTCCGGCTTGATTTGATGGCATAAAAAACCTCTCGCAAAACCCAATCTATTGTTTCATAAGCTTCAACCAAACTATGTGTACCATCCATAAGAACTTCTGGTTCAACAATAGGGGTTAAACCTGCTTCCTGAGACCGTGTGGCAAATTCCGCCAATGCCCAAGCATTAGCGGAGACAGTAGCATAATGAGGATTGACCGTAAAGACGGCTCGCCACTTTGTAAAACGAAGTCCCATCTCTTTATACTCAGACAACCGTTCCCGTAGTGAATCCAAGCCTGCTGTTATTTTTTGGCTTGGGTGATGTCCTGCCATTGGTTTAGCGCCTTGATCTACTTTAATCCCTGGGATAATTCCTTTAGACGAAAGAAATTCAGGAATTGGAGTTCCTTCAATCGTTTGTCTAGCAGTTTCATCAAACAGGATTATGCCACTAATATAATTTTCAAGATCAGGCGTAGAAAATAGTGCAGAACGATAATCCAATCTATTTTTTTCTGTAGACTCTACACCAACAGCATTAAACCTCTTTTTCATTGTTGGTTCGCTTTCGTCTGCTGCCAAGATTCCTTTATTATTTGCAACTAATTCTAAAGCCGTTTTATTTGCTTCATTCATAAATTTAATATTTCTATCCTTGTATTATCATCGTTTATAGGAATAAAAATTACCGGGTGAGTTATTGGCAAAGACTTCATTAAAGTTTTTCCCCAACCTTTTTTTATTTCGTCCAATTTAGCCGTGATTTTAGACGTTGGTAATTCACCTACATTTACATAACAAAGAACCAATGCTTTTGTAAGAGTGTATGACGATTGTTCCTCTTCATTTAACCCAGCCAAAGTCAAAATATGCTCAGTCGGTTCAAAGCTGTTATCAGCAAAGGAATTCTGCTTCATTGCCTGCAGGTCAGGCATCTTGCACCAGTGCTTCGGATCATTTGGGGTGTCTATTTTCTTTGCTTCATTACCTGCCTTCTCCCAGAAGGGGATTCCACAATATTTCTTAACTACATCTAATACTTCTGTTTTTCCTTGAGTTGAAAGTTTGGACATTTTGTCTAAAATAGGTTTCATTTTATCTTCGATATATTTCTCTTGCCCAATCCAGTCTCTTACTTCTTGAACATTAAGTTTAGGTTTCCGTGTATCAGACACTTCCCCACCAGCTATCACCGACTCTTTGCCAGGTGCATCTCTTGCTATTTCTCTTGCTGCTGTATTTTTGACCCAACCTTCTTTCTTCCAGCCCGCTGGAGTTGTTGCATTCTCCTTTGCTCTCTTTATGATATCACGTCCAAATGGTTCCCATTCAAGTCCAGCTTCTCTATCGTCTAATTCAAATTCAGATTTATCATTCATATTATATTCCTTATAAAAAGTATATCTTAAATTAGAAAGACACTGAAATTTATTAAAGGTTCAAAATTAAATTGATTTTTTTATATAACTTATAGCAGTATCCACATCTTCTTTAGAGAAAGTAAGGTGAGGACGAAATCTAATACTTCTTGACCCGCATTTAAGTGCTAGCATGTTTTCGCTCAGCCTTGTCATCACTTCATCCCGTATTTGCTCAGATTTCAAATCAAATGCAAGCATTAACCCTCGCCCGCGTGCATTCTCAAGGCCCAATTCCCTCAGTTGCTCAAGAAAGTAAGTACCTACCTCACCAGCATTTGCAACTAAATTTTGTTCTTTAATTATCTGGAAAATATGAGTGGCACGAATCATATCAATAAAATTACCGCCCCAAGTTGAGTTAATGCGGCCACTAACATTGAATACATTATCTTCTATATCATCAATACGATTTGTGGCTGCAAAGCCACAGACTTGAGATTTCTTTCCAAAACATAAAATATCTGGCACGATGTCAAAATGCTCATAACACCACATACGACCTGTCATGCCCACGCCAGTTTGAACTTCATCTAAAATAAGCATTGCCTCATATTGATCAGCTAATTCTCTTAACTTTTTAAAATACTCAATTCTAAAATGGTTATCACCGCCTTCTCCTTGAATGGGTTCTAAAATGATGGCGGCAACATTACCTTTCTCAAGGGCTTTTTCCGCATCTTGTATACTCCTATGCTCAATATGATGAAACCTTTCATATCGTATTGCAGGGTTACCTATTCGAGTCCAATTAAATTTGGGGAACCATTTTGTTTTTAACGCCCCGGTATTGGTTAATGATAGTGTATATCCGGTACGACCATGAAAAGCTCCATAAAGATGAATGACATCCAATTCGACTTCCGTATCATAGACGAATTGTTTATGTTCATTCTGCAACTTCTGGATCTTCCAATCAAATGCAGCTTTTAAAGCATTTTCAACTCCCAAGGCACCGCCCTCAATGAAGAAATAATGCTCAAAATCAGGCGTAATACTGGCAAACTCTTCTACAAAGGCGGCATATTGCTGCGAATACATATCTGAATTTGCGAGTTTATGAACACTAGAAACTCCAGCCATACGTTCTTTAAGTGCAGGGCAGTTCCACCCTAAAGCCTGCGATGCAAACTGACTGTAACAATCCAGGTATTTCTTACCTGTTTCTGCATCCACCACCCAACTGCCCTTTGACTTTTCTAAGTCTGCTACGACGTGAAAACCATCAACCAGTATGTGTTTGTCCAAAACTGAAATTACTTTGTTCATTCTACCAACCTCTCATTCTATTCCATATTTCTTGGTTTAGTTTCAACGCTTCGTGATCAACAGGATCAACATTATCAAAATGACAACTGTTAAAGCATCCAGGCAACCCTTCCAAGTATAGGTTGGAGTGACAGTTATGAACGTCTATTTTCTCAATAATATAAATAGAATTAGATTCTAAATGCTTGGCTGCAAAATCAACATCACATTGAAAGCCAGCATGAGGTCGCGCAAAACGAACCCTGGTGCCAGGATCAGACCAAATGCTAATTTCGTCAATTTCAGGCACCGTGCTTATTTCCTCAATTTCTGGCATCCAACCCCGTATGCAATTGGGAGGATCAAGATTAGGCCAGTTCTTAGTCATTTTAAATCCAACCTGTTTTTTCAGCTTTGTTTATATCTTGCTGTGAAATCTTTCTGCCGATAAATTCAGAAAGGCTATCAAGAAAGTGTGCTTCAATGTCTTTTTTGGTTGCTTTAATTAGAAATTCATCGCCCGTTGCCATTACCCGCGAAAGGGACTCGAAATCAACAGACCATTCAAATATTTCATTATCAATGAATAGTGCATTTTCTTTTTTGCCACCAGGCAAATTACGATGCCTCCATTCAAATTTTTTTTTATTGCTCATAGGATAAATAAGTAAGGAGACAATTATAATGGATTTCCGCCAATACCTCAATGAGACTTCGCTGAATACTTTACACAATTCAGCTATAGACGCCTTTCCGCGCACGCGAAAACGGCAGCACGCGATAGATGAAGTTCGCATTGACAAATTGAATTGGACACCATATTTAGGTGTTAAAACATTATATGTAAAAGGTTTAGCCCACAATATTACCAATGGCAAGGAATACAACCCATCCGTATTATTTAAAAATGTCCGATATCATCCTGATAATGATATTGAAGGGCTTGTTCCTTTACGCGATAATGCTGGTCGAGAACATCTGCTAGAACAGCTTTCATTTGAAGAAAATGATGTTTTGCTTCGCTGTAATTGCAATGATTTCTACTGGCGGTTTAATTATTTTGATCACACAGATGGCTCATTGTACGGGCGCGTGCGAGTTCCTTATCAAGCTCTTCATAATCCAGGTTCTGCAAATCCCAGGGAAATGCCTGGAATGTGCAAACATTTGATAAAATTGATGCGTGTTTTATCCGAAGCGGGGATCATACAATGAAGTTTAATGATTGGTTAAAACAAGATGAAGCTTTATTAGCCACACTTCCACCAAAAATAGAAGAACTTGATGGAGTGTCAGTGGATGATATGTCGCCTCAACAACTTCTTCTATTGGCGAAGTGGCACGGCATTGAACCAACTGATGATTTAGAACAACTGAAGTTTCGCATCAGAAATTCAAGGCAACAGGCTGGAGATAATGGCAGAACTGATATTATAGACCCGTCTCCATATGACGTTCGTAAGCGCGTTCATTCTAATTTATTGAAACAAGGCAGATATGGCGACAGATGGCTGCCTCGCAAAAGATTTTAAAAAATAACATGCCTCGAAAAGCAACGAGTTTTTCGAGGCATGTTTGCGTTAATTAGAAAGGAGATTTCTTAATTATTCATGGCCGATTTTAACGACCATCCAGTTAATCACGTCAGTTCCTTCCCCAGCAATAGTAAACCCTTGAAGATCAAAGGCTGAATAACTAGGAACGGTTGTTGCGCCACCATCGGTGGCGTCAAACAAAAACAGCACATAATCGGCTATGGCACCACCAAGGGTTCCATAATTAACGACTTTTGCGCCTGCTACTAACGTGGATGTACCGGAAACAACTACTTTCGGGCCAATTAAATTGCCCACGCCCAACGTCATATGCTCAGAGCCTTTATTAAGGCCATCTGCACTACCTGGACCTACACCTGTTACTGAAGTTGCACCCATTATATCACCTCGAATTTAAATTTGTCTTCTAAGTGTAGATATTCATTGGACTATCAAATTAAAATACTTTTAGCCCATATATATACAGGCATGGAAAATGATCAAATACAGTTAGTAATGGGCACATTGCTGGGAAAATCTTATTTATCTAAACCTAAACTGGGCGTTAATTATTTTTTAACTATGCCAGATACAGAAAATCCCAGATGGCTCAACTTCAAGGCGGCAATGTTGCAAGAATACTCGCGCAACAGCCCTACTTTTGCAGAAAGGGGCAAAAGGAAGTGGCGGTCACGAACTGACGTGATGTGGACTGATTTATATAATAATTTTCAAAAAAAGCTTACAATGGATAGTTTGAATCACCTTAATCCTCTGGCATTGGCGGTCTGGTTTTTAGACAAAGGTTTCTTTGTAACCAAGAAGAAGGTCTGTCTTCGCACAACGTCATTTGGGATGAGCGGCAACAGAATTATCGCTCGCTTCTTTGATGAGGTGGATATGCCATGTGAAATCAAAAAAGAGCGAGACACTGGCAAAATTCTATTTACAGAAAAGGGGACTTATAATTTTTTAAAGTGTCTTGCGAGCTATATCCCGCCTTTTATGATTTATCGTCTTGAGGAACGCGAGCCAGTTTATGAACAGCTTCGAGAGGCTTGTTCAAAGCTTCCTTAAATAAGAATTACTGATTTCCAAACATATTAACCCAGTATATCCTGCCTCTATTGTCGGTGGCAATACCAATACCTATATGTTGAAAATCGCCTAACATATTCTTATTATGTCCCCAGGAATTTGCCCACGTCCTTACCACTTCGGGTACGCTGGTCTGCCCATATGCTATATTTTCTGCAATGGCAGTCCATTTATATCCCTGCTTTGATGCTCTCATAGCTGGGGTGCTTCGTCCTTCGCCACGGTGACTAAAATTGCCCGTGCGGGCCATATAATTTGCATGATTTTGAGCGGCATTTGAAAGTGTTTCATTTGTATGAACGGCACTTCTACCTTTTCGTGATCTATAAGCATTTATTTCATTTAATAAACTATGTTCGCTTGGTTTTAATGAGCCACCATTATTCGTTGGCGGTAAATTATATCTACGACAACCCGTGAAGCTGCCGAGGCCCATCATTCCCAAAATTACCAATAAAACAAATATCTTTTTCATAGAGATATTTATTCTTGTCTCTTCGATTTTCCCCAACCTGTGTAGCGATAAATTCCCTCAATAGAAACAGCAGTTCCAAACTTACTTCCATTTCTGTCTCTCCACCAAATAACGATTCCTATAATTTCTTTTCCATCTTCATCAAATACAGCCGAGCCGGATCGTCCTTTGTGCGGGCAAGGCACTAAATCAAATGTAGTGTCTGAAACATTCTTAATGTGCCCCATAAAGGTGGTTGGCCAACCACCCTGTGGACAGCCGGTAGTAAGGATGGTTTGGAATTTTTTTAATTGTCGTGTGCGTGGAGCAACAGGCACAAGTTTTGGCATATGCCATCGTGAAAGACTGGCTTTTTCTAAGGCAAGAACGGCTAAATCATTTGGTGCCTGACTTGTATAATTTACCCAGATTCGTTTAACCTTAAATCGTGTGGTTCTAAATCCCTTTGTAAAAAATGCAACTTCAATTTTTTCAATATCTTTTTTAGAAACTACATGCCCGGCTGTTAAAATCCAAAAATTCTTCTCATCTTCTCGGTAAATAACACCACTTCCTATTGTGTATTTGGTGACTTTTACTTTAGAATCACTCTTTGACGGCTGTTTGTAAGTGACCGTAACACGACAAACAGCTTGCATGGCATTTTTAATATCCGCGCAAGCTGAAGAGGGAAATCCGATTAAAATAGCGAATAAAATGTATCTGTTCATATCCTTGAATGAGTAATCTGTGTTTTAAAAAGATGAATTTAGGCTTAAAAAATCCTAAATTCTCTATCATATATAAGTCAAATGTATTAGAATAACTAAGTGTAAATTACTAATGAATTTGCAAGAAGGATTTATGAATGCCCACATCAACAGATGAAGCCGCTACTATCCAAGGGATTATCAATGAATTTCTTTCACCGGAGCAAGCAAAGGAAATTACGCTACGCCTAGATTCAGAAGTTGGGTCAATCACAGACAATGATTCATTGAAAGTTAGTCTCCAAATGCTAAGAGAGTTGTATGATGTTAAAGAGATGTTGCCGACCAGAACACAAAAAACAATGTTGTTTGCGGTTATTGCGAGCCACATGATCATCTTGGCAATTGATTTGGTAGCAATATTCGTACTGCCATTTATTGCACCGTGGTATATAGCAGTGCCTATAATAACACTTATAGTAAATTTGATGTTCTCGCCAGTTTCTTGTCCATTGACGAGATTAGAATGTAGAATGAGACGGTCTATGAATTATCCAGAGGTAAGATTTTTTATTAAATACTACCTGCTAGATCCAATTAGAAGAAGAAACAGCAGACGAGCACAACCAGCTTAAATTTCTTTGATTTTTTCTTTAAATTTATTTAATATCAAATTATAATCTTTGGAACTGGTCTGAATTTTTGTATCATGTAAAGATTGAAGACAGGTTTTAACGATTCTATAAAAATAACCAAAAGGATCTTCATTCATCTCTGCGCCGTCTAGGCGTTTTATTTGAGCCAAGACACACTCTTGCATGACATCAGCTTCATCATAGTGTCTGTCTTTGGCTAACAACACTTTAAAACGATTGAAAACAACTTCTGCCATGGCATACATGGCCTTGGCCAGCCTTAAGTTTTCCTTTCTAGCTTGGCCTCTAAGACCGCCCACGATGACGGTGCGCAACCATCTATTGACAGTTTTTCTATGATTACTTTCTCGTGCTAAGTCTATCCAAATATTTTTCATATTGCATCCACATATTACTGTATGTATGAAGCTGGGTAGTAAATGATACATATTAGAAGAGCAAGGAGGCAAAATGACCCATGAAGTAGGCGATATAGTTTATATTAAATCCTCAGCGAGTAAAGGATTTCTTGAAAAGATATCAATCAAAAAAATAGTTACAGAAAATAGCAATCGAACAGGTTTGCAAGATTACATACTCATTTATGGCACATTAAATAGACGCTTCTTTCCTGAAGAGTTGATAACTTTGGCAGCCGCACAAACCATTGTTGCAGCGGTTGTAAATAAACCGTGTTAA